TTTCCAAAGCTCCTCCAAAGGTTTATACTGTAGATGACACGGCTGAAGAAAAGAGCTTCACAGACATTTTAAACACTGATTATGACAAAAGACACGTTGATTTGATAAAAAAAATGGTTAATTTAATTCATTTAGAGCAAGAACAGCAGAAAGTTAGCTCGCCGATTGATATTTACAAATGATTTATTGTGGGAAGGTACATGAGTTCTACATTATATAAAGAAGCACTTCTTGAAGTTGACGAGCTGAAAAGAATGGCTGAAGAAAATGCAAAAAATAAAATTATCGAGGCAGTGACGCCTCAAATTCGTCGTTTGATTGAGTCACAATTGCTTGGTGAGAAGAAGATTGAAGATCTTGACGAGCTCGATGAGCTGGTTACCGATGAAGAATTTGAAGTTGGCGAAACTGAATTAGATATGTCAGTCCCACCTCTTTCTCCATCTGTTCCTGATATCCCTTCTCCGGAAGCTGCACCTAAAATAAAAATAGATGTGCAAGGTGATTTAAACATTGAAATGGAAGATGCTGATCTGGCAGGCGACGAGTATGACGATGACTTAATATTAGGTCAACAAGTTAGTGACGTTGTTGAGAGTTATATCTTAGGTAAAAGATCAACAAGGTTCAGGGTTAATGAGCTTGCTCGAAAAACTAGAACACTTTCTAAGTTACTAGAGGCAATTAATTTAAGCAAGGCAACTAGCACACAACGCAAAATTGCCGTATTATATTATGCAAAGCTTTTAGATGAAGCCGTTAGTTTGGCATCTAGCGGTATAGTTATTGAGGAGTCTGTTGATTTAGGGCTCTTGAGCCAGCTTAAAACAACTATAAAGGAGATAAGGCAAATGGCAAATAGAAGAGATGCTGTCGCATTCCGGAGGCTCCTCGAAGAGCTTGAGGCTGACGAGGGCTTAAAAGAAATGATGAGAGAAGAAGACGGTGAAACAGCCGGCGAAGAAGCTGAAGATGCAGTGGAAGCTGCCGCTGAGGTTGAGGCCGATGTTGAAGCCGCTGAAGGTGCTGCAGAAGAAATTAAGGCTGCTGCTGATGATCTAATGGCTGCCCTTGGTCTTGATGACGAAGAGGAAGTTGAAGTCGAAGAGGAAGTTGAGGTTGAAGACGAAGCCGGCGATGAAGAAGTTGTTGCTGGCGAAGAAGTTCTTGAACTCGGTGAATCCGATGATTCTGATATGGATGAGGTTTACGAGATTGACGAGGCAATGCTTCGCCGTGAGCTTATCCGTATGAGAGAAGGTCTTGAGGCTGAAGCTGGTGATCCTGCTGCTGATGAATCAGAAGTTGGTAACCCAATGGACGCTCAAGAAGATTGGGGTGGTTCTGATGAAGTTATTGAAGTTTCAGAGGAAGACCTTATTGAGGCTCTACACCTTGAACTTAATCGCATGAAGCGTCGCACCCGCAGAACTCCAGTCCGTGAGTCCCGCCGTCGTCGGACTTCTCGTAGAACACCACGTCGTAGCCGTACAGCTCGCCGCGGTTCAGTTAACGAAGCAAATGCAAAGCTGAAGAAGCAGTTGCATGAAATGAATGTTTTTAATGCCAAGTTACTTTTTGCTAATAAGCTCATGCAAAATCGTGATCTTACCAAAAAGCAACAACGCGCTATTGTCGAGGCTTTGGACAGTGCCAAGACTGTGAATGAGGCAAAATTGCTCTATAAGAGCCTTAGTGCTTCCCTTAAACAACGTAGTGGTACTCTTTCAGAGAGTAAAAACCGTTTGCTCGCATCATCGTCGAGATCAACTCGGTCGGCTAGTCCGGCAGGAAATGGAGTTGATGGTGATAGATGGGCACTTCTTGCCGGTCTTAACGACAAGAAATAATAATATCCCCAAACTTCTAAAAGGAGAAAATTAAAATGTCGAAGTTTTCACTTGAGCAGTTGACGGAGGGTATTCGCCAGAGACATCTGGGCGCCCAAAACCGTCAACTCGTAGAGAAGTGGTCCAGAACCGGACTCCTTCGTGGCCTTGCCGGCCAAAATCGTGAAGTCATGTCTACTCTTCTTGAGAACCAGGCCGCACAGGTACTTCGTGAGCAAAGCTCACTTGGTAACGGTGGCGGAGCAATGGTCAACTCAGGAGATATGAGTGGTTTCCAGAACGTTGCGTTCCCAATTGTTCGCCGCGTGTTCGGTGGCCTTGTTGCCAACGAACTTGTTTCAATTCAGCCAATGAGCTTACCATCCGGTCTGCTTTTCTATCTGGATTACACATACGGAACCTCCCAAGGTGGGCTTGGTTCGAAGGGTGGTGCTCAATACGCATCAGGTTCATCAATTTATGGTAACCCTCCAGGTTCTGGTATTCGTTCCGGTTCACTTGGTGTTGGCGGAATGTATGATCTTGCTGGTACCGGTTATTCTAGAGTTTATGCAGAGCTTGCATGCGAAGCTACTGGTTCTGACGTTGATGCAAACAACCTTGCTGCGTTTGGTGTTTTCAACACCGCTACGTCAATGGGTTCAACCTTCCAGGATGTTACAACTGCAGGATCCAATACGCCACTTCAGGCTACTGGTTCTGATGGTAAGTTGTTGTTATTCGATCCACAGATCACTAGTGAGATTGAAGCTAACAAGGGTGCAATTGGTACAGTTCTCAAGTACAGACAGTCAGATGCTGCTTACTGGGCATTGTTCATGCGCGTTTCTGCAATGTCTTCTTCAAACCAGGTGTTTGATGCTACAATGATTAAGGATGTTGGCCTCTTCCACGAGTCCACAGAAACTCCAACTACCGGTTTCCGCGTGATTTCACAGGATATCCAAGGTGGAAAGGGTGTTCTTAACGTGCGTCGCTTGAATGAGATTGGTACACTGAAGAATGGCCTCTGGACTCCAGATGCTCTTGCTGATGTTACTGATTCTACTACGATGCTCAAGCTGATTGTTTCTGGTACTACAGCCGGTCAGGCTAATGGTGTTGATGCCTCTAAAGCAGGTGTCGCCTTCACCAAGTATTCTGTGGCTTATCCGCTTGCTGACAAGCGTGCTGGACTTTCCGACGGTGCTTCCGTTGTTCTTCCTGCATTCGAGTCAAACTTCGGTACAACTCCGTCACCAGAGATTCCAGAGATTGATATCAAGGTTCAGTCAGTTGCTGTTACCGCTCAGACCCGTAAGCTTCGTGCTCGCTGGTCACCAGAACTTGCTCAGGACTTGAACGCTTACCACAGCTTGGATGCTGAGGTTGAGCTTACTCAGATCCTCTCTGAGCAGATTGCTCTGGAAATCGATCGTGAGATTCTCAATGACCTGCTCACTCAGGCTGATACTCGCTTCTATTGGAGCCGTGCACCTGGTGACTTCGTCAACAAGCGTACTGCCGCTGCTGACACTACTGGTGCTTCATTCACTGGTACAGTCCGCGAATGGTATGAGACTCTTATTGAGACCATCATTGATGTAGGTAACGAGATTCACCGTAAGACCCTCCGTGGTTCAGCTAACTTCATCGTGGTTTCACCTGAAGTTGCTACAATCCTTGAGGCTTCCGTGATGTATCGTGCTAACTACAGTCTTGATGCTGAAGGTCAGGTTTCAACTCCGTTCAGTATTGGTGCAGAGAAGGTCGGTACTCTCAGCAACCGCTTTACCGTTTACAAGGATCCTTACTTCCCACGGAACCAGATCCTCGTCGGTTATAAGGGTGGTAGCTATCTTGAGACCGGTTACGTCTATGCTCCATACGTCCCACTGATTGTCACTCCAACAATCTTTGCTCCTGAGGACTTCACTCCCCGTAAGGGCGTGATGACTCGCTATGGTAAGAAGATGGTTCGGTCTGACTTCTATGGTTCTGTTACTTGCTTGAACATGGACATTATCTAATCTTGATTAGGTAGTCATTTAGCGGCCGCCTAACCTTTCGGTAGGCGGCCGTTTTAGCTTGACAATATAATCTAATAGATAAGATAATCACAATTAATGCTAATTTAGGAGAAATAAAATGGCAACATCAACAAAAACAACAAGCCGTCATGCAAAACCAGATTTAGAGACGAAGGTTGCGAGTTTGGAAGCTGATATTGCAGCACTCCGCAGGGAGCTTGCCGCAGTTAAGGCTCAGAAATCAGCTCCTGGTGCTCAAGACGGTGACTGGGTCGACCGTGAAGAGTGGGCCAAGTGGCGCAGGTTAGTTGCAAAGAAAATAGGTATTAGACTTTAATCTGTTTTTTTTGCCTTATAATTTAGGGCTCTCCTGTGTGCGATTTACACGTGCAAGAACAGGAGAGCCTTTTTTGTATAAAGTAATGTAGGAAATCTTCCTAATAGTTAATCATTGGAGTGTAGAGTATGTCATCATTTGTAACAACATTTAAACCTACCCCATTTGGTTTTTTTGA